TGGTCAAACAGTTACTACTGTTACGGGGTTGACTCGGCAACAAGAAGAGGCTATGGTGGTTTTAGGGGAATTGATTGGTGCAAAGCTTGACCGCCACTTCCGCCGTGAACTTACTCCCCGCCAAGTAAAGCTTGCACGTAAAATTGGTATAAGCATTATGGCTGCACAGGGGGTGGGCAAAGACTTCTGGGCTGCACTGGTTGCCTTGTTTATGATGACAGTTTTCCCCGACCTCAAGGGCCTTGCAACTGCCAATACTGCAAAACAGCTACGAAACGTTTACTGGGCCGAGATTTCAAAGATTATGCGCTTGTCGCGTAAGATTGATGAAACCGACCCCCAATCCATCACCATTTTACAAGATTTGATCGTATGGCAGTCGGAGAAGATTTACTGGAAGAGTAGCGGGGGCAAGGAGTGGTTTATTGAGGCGGTTGTTACAGCAGCCACCCAATCACCTGAGGAACAGGCCACCGCTCTTGCAGGACGTCACGAAAAGTTTATGGCTATTGTGGTTGACGAAGCTGCGGGGGTGCCTGATGGCGTTATGAACCCCCTTGAAGGAACCCTAACTGGTATTGTCAACCTCGTTTTCCTGATTTTCAACCCAACCCGTACCAAGGGTTATGCAATTAATTCCCAACGTGAAGACTCTCGCTATGTTGCCTTACATTGGTCAGCGGAGGATTCCGAGATCGTCCCTAAGGAGAAAATCCTAGCGGATGAGAAGGCCCACGGGCGATCCAGTAATTACTTCCGTATCCGGTGCCTGGGCCTACCTCCCGTCAGTGACGAGAGTAACCTAATCCCCTGGGCGTGGGTCGAGCGAGCTACTGAAGCGTACGAACAGAAATTGTTTCCTATTAATCCTCAGGACCCGATTTTGGCCGGGATGGACCCCGCCGCTGGTGGCGATAAAGCAATCGGGGTGGTTCGTACAGGTCCAAACATTAGTATTGAAGTTGAGTCAAATACTAAAGACACGATGGTTCTCTCCAGCGAATACGCTGTAATGATGGACGAAAATGAGTGTGATGAGGGTTTGATTGACAACATCGGCCTGGGTCTTGGCGTTTTTAACAGGTTGCAACAGCTTGGTTACAAAGTTCGCGCCGTGGATGCCCGAAAAGGTACAGATAAAGAAGATAAAAACGGCAAGAAGTTTAAGCGTCTGCGCGATGAAATGTATTGGCGGATGCGTACAGCTTTTGAAGAGGGTAGAGTTGCTATACCGCCTGATCTGGAGTTAATGAGCCAACTTACCGACATCAAATGGAATCCCAACGATGGTGATACCATTACGGTTGAATCCAAAAAATCGATGAAACAGAGGGGTTTACCCTCCCCAGATAAAGCTGACGCGTGTGCTCATACATACGCTTTTGAAGATCGAATTTATCACAGACGGAAAAGTAAAGATGGACATAAACTTGACTTTTCGGGTGTATACTTAAGATGAATAAAAAAACCCAGGCAGACCAGACAGAAGCTACTGAATTCAATTCTCAGTACATGAGTTGGTATGATGATGGTCTCAAGAAGATTCTTGATGATAACCGTCGTCGCTATAATATGCAACTCAAGGATGCTAAGGTTCGTAAAGACCTCGGTTTGTCTGCTCTTCCTTCCACCAAGTCAACTTCGGCGGTAGATCGTGCGGTTGAGAAAGCGTTGATGGAATACCACGGTGAGCCAGATGCAATTCAATTTGGCCAACGTGGAGTATTTAATAAAACTATCACAGATAAAGCACGACTCCTGACGGAGATTTTCAACTATCGTTGCGATAATACTTTCCCCTTCTTTTCATTCCATTCTCTTTCTCTAACTGCCGGTTATACTGACGGTCTGGAAGCGGCAATGGTTTCCTGGGTTAAGGAATCCTATAAAGAGAAGGTCGAAAAGTTCATTTACGATGACGGGTCTGGTCCCCAGGAGATTGACGAGCAAACTTTTTTGCTTGCCCACGAGACTCACCCCCAGTTTGTTAAAGTAGAGAAGGACGAGCAAGAGGTAGTTACTAAGGACACCTTCTGGATTGACCTTCTTAAACCAGGGGAAGGTATCTGTTGGGACGTCAAAATCCCTTACCTTGACCTCGAACTTTGCCAGCGGGTACTCGTAAAGCGTTCCAGTTCTATTGACTTCCTTAAGTCGCTGCATAAGAATGGTATCCTTAATAAGTTTGACCTTAAAGCAATTCAAGCATACCAGACTACCACTTACAGTGACTATGATGAACCCGAATTTTTAACTGCTGCAGACCCCGTTACGGCTGATTTTGGTAAACTGAACCACGTTAACCTCTGGCTCTTTTTCAAGAAGATAAACTGCCGGTGGCACGTACAATTCAGTGTTGAGGGAAAAGAGACTCTCTCAACCTGGAAAACAGTTGATGATGTATTCTGGGCTGGTCGTAAAGTCGGTCTTCTCCCTGTAGTTTTAGGTTCGATTAAATCCAAACTATGGGAAATCGTTGGTCGCGGCCTTCCTGAGAGTATTGCCCCAATTGAAGACGAGTGGACTGACCATCGCAATAATATCAATGACGCGGCCAAACAGGCTATTCAAGGTCGTTTCCGTATTGATCATGATGCCGAAGTAGACCTAAACCAAGTCCTTAACGCAAGAGCATTCCGAGCGAATAAGGGTGATATTGAAAAAATTGATACAAACCCCAATATACTAGATTCTCTACGCGCTACCGAAGCCCTAAACCAAGACCTGAGTGAAATGGTGCCGGTTGGGATGGAAAGTAGAACTATTGTCCCGCGTGGTACGTCCCGCACTTTGGGTGCCGTGGAGCTTTCTCTGGGTCAACAGAATGAGAAACTTTCTGTTCACCTCCTTCACCGTAACGAGACGTATTTTAAAAAGGTTATTCACCGCGTCGGGCATGCCATCTTATCCTTTGAAACTGATGAGACGATCATTCGGATTGCTGCTGAAAAGGCCAAAGTGCAGCCCCCAACCATTGATGGACAGACTGTTGACCTCAAAGGGCTTGATCTGGACTTCCAAGTACGTGTAAATGCGGGTCTTGGGAATATGCCGAAGCAGCAAAAAGCTAACTTGATTATTGAAATGGCTGATTGGCGTAAGTCCCATGGGGTTCCAACCGACTTCAATGATGTTGCAAAGCAACTAAATGTTCTTGCTGGGTTCCAAGAGGACGCCTTTGCTCTTGCTGAGATTCCACCACCCCCAGGGCCAGAACTTAAAGGCGTTATCAACATCGATCTTGCTTTTGTTCCGGAGCCGATGCGGGAAGCTTTCCTTATGAAGTTTATGCAAGAGGCTGACCAAATTACCGCGAAGGGGGTCGGGAAAACTCCGAAGACTCCTGAGGGTGCCGGTCGACCCTCTGATATGGTTGCAAACCCCATTTCTGAAACTGATGTACCGGCTGGGAGGTGGAATTAATGTCTCCTGAAGAAGCCCAACCTATTATTGCAAATTGGCTGGAACACAGTGGGACCAAGCTCATGGCCCAAATACTCAAGAAAGCGGCTGATGAAGCCCTTCTGGAGTACGATGCTGCAATTCTAGCTGATGATCAAGAGAAAGCGAGGCGAATTGCAATCACCCGCTGGTTTATTTTAACAGAAATACCTCGTATCATCGAAGTTCACATGAACCCAGCACCACCCTCACCCAAATGGTGGTACTTCTGGGGCTGGTTTAAACTACGCTGCAATTTCTAACACAAGGAGAAACAAGTCATGGATGAAGAAACAGGATTTGACGCAGTTCTTGATATGCTTAATGGTATGACTGACCAACAGGCCGAATCCGATATCGGGGAAGGTTCTGCTACGGAGCAGAACGACGGGAATGATGCTGGTGACAGTGACACTGGGGGTACTACCACTACTGCTACAGATGACGAGCAGGGAGGTACTACCGCTGATGCTATCACCACGGATGAAACCAAGAAAGTTGAGAAGAAACCTTTTGAAGATCGACTTCAAGAGGTGATTGACCTCAACAAAGCTCAGGCACAACGTATTGCTGAACTGGAGGCACGTTTTGTTCAGAAGTCCGAACCTGAGAAACCCGACTTTGTTGTTATTGACCCTACTAAGGTTGATAGAGCAGTCGCCGCTCTCAAAGACGAGGCTGATGAATTACGAGCCGCTGGTAAAATTACCGACGCCGTTCGTAAGGAACGTGAGATTTACCAGATTCTCGATGAGGTTGATGCCAACGAAGCTCGTCGAAAGGCTTTTGAAGACAAAAAGGCCTTGGCTCCTAACATAGAGGAGTTTGACAAGAAGGTTGCTGATGCTGCTGAATTTTACCGCGCTGAGAAAAAAATTCCGGCTGATGTCTGGGCAAAGTCTGCGGACTCCTTCTTGGCGATGTGTAAAGCCGACCCGATTCTCGGTCGTGAATATGCTGAGCGTCTCCAGACTTCACCGGTTGCCGCTATTGCCTGGGCACACGAAAAGTTGCAAAAAGCGGTCACGGGGAATGGTACTGAGCGGTTGCGGCGTGAAAAAGCGAAAGGTGGACTCCCCACCACCACTTCGGCGGTCGAACAAGTCACCGCCAGTAAAGCGAAGACAACCAAGGATAAGGCTCTCAGCACCGGAACCGTTGAGGACTGGGCTGATCACCTTCAAGATTTAACAACTCACGAGGAATAGGAGGACGTCATGGGCGTACCTGCAGGTACTTTTAAATCGTTCGAGGCCGTTGGTAATCGGGAAGACCTTTCCGATATCATCACAAACATTTCCCCCACGGAGACGCAGTTTTATAGCAAAATCCGTGAGGCCCAGGGTGGGGCTTCTGCTACCAAGCACGAGTGGCAGACCGATGCTCTTGCCGCGACCGGCGCAAATGCCCACCTTGAGGGCGACGACACCACGTTTGCCGGTGTTACTCCCACGGTTCGTGTTTACAACATGTGTCAGATTCAGAAAAAGTCGGTCATCATTTCCGGCACTCAGGAGTCGGCCAAGCTGAAAAAGGCCGGTCGTACTTCCGAGTTGAATTACCAGACCGCGAAGAAAGCGAAAGAATTGGCAAATGATGTTGAATACGCCTTCCTTCGCGGCGTTCGGGTTGACGGTGATGCCGCAACTGCCCGTGCCATGCGTGGTGCTTTGAACTGGTGTATCACCAACGTCAGTAAAGAGGCCACTGCGGTTCTCAACGCTGACGGAACCATCACTCCTGGTGTTGCCCGCGCGATCACTCAGGCGATTCTTGATGGCGTTCTGCAGGATATCTGGACTGCTGGTGGTAACCCCGACACCATTTACTGCCCTGCCGCCCAGAAGCGCAAAATTTCGGCCCTGGCTACTGCTGCCCTGACCAACTATCGTGTTGCCGTCGAGGGTAACAAGCTGGATACCACCATTGACGTTTATGTCTCTGAGTTCGGTACCCACGCCCTCAAACCGCATCGCGTCATTCCGGCTGACTCGATCTTCATTTGCTCCCACGAGCACTTCAAGAAAGCCACTCTGCGCAACACTCTGCGCGAGAAGCTTTCCAAGACCGGCGACAATGAGAAGTGGCACATTCTCGTTGAGCATACCCTTGAATCCAACGCGGAAAAAGCGTCGGGCCGTATCGTCGACCTTTCCTAATTAAGGAGCAGGGGGTGGGTAACTCCACCCCCTGATTTACCATGTTAATTCTCAATGATGCCTACTTTACTGAAAAAGAGTTTGTGGCCGAGCATGTTGAAGATATCTCATCGGTGTTTAATTCGAATGAAGATATCCGAAAAAACTCCGATGAAGATTGGAACAAGGCCGGACACATGAAGTTGGTAGGGCGAGTCCCTGAGGTTGTGTGGTTAATGTGGGAATCGATGGGTATTACTGATAACCCCAAGGAACTTCTTAAAGCATTGGAACGTAATGCTGAATGGAAGACAACAGAAAAACAACTTGCATAAAAAAGGAGAAGTTTATGGCTACAGCATCCCAGGTTGCCTTGAATCGAATCAAGGTAAAAGTCGTCAAAAAAGAGGCCGATGGTCGCAACTCACTTTGTGGTGAGCCGATGCAGGAGAAGTTGAACTCCAAGAAGGTGATGGAACAGTTTTTCATCATCCCCGCCCATTTGGGTGAGTATGTGAAGAAAACCTTTCCTGGCTATGACGTCAGCCAAGAGTTTGAAATGCCGACCGCGAAGGTTGAAGAACCCGCTAAGTAATTTGAATCAGCCCCACCTGCGGGTGGGGCTAGTTTAAAGGAGTTTATTATGCCAATCCCCACTACGAAACAGATAACTCCTAAACAAGTTTTAGATAAAGCCTTGGGTCGTATTCAAGACAATAGTGCGACCATGCGTTTACGGGCCTTAGGATTTTTAAATGAAATTCTCCAAGAGTTTGCCACAATCCGGGATTGGAAGTGTCTACAGGAAGAGGTTAACCTTCAAATGGTTGATGGGGTTATTTCTCACCCTGCTGGTTATGACAAATGTTTAAAGATAGCCGGCAGTAACTTTACCCTGACCACCGCGAATCAGATACACCATTATAACGAAACAGTTGAGTATTATGACGGGTTTGTTGACTTTGATAACAGCCTTTTAGTGTTTCCTACGGTGACATTAGAAGTTTCGATACGGTATAAAAAAGTAGTTCCGGAGGTTGAAGATAATATTACCCCTCTCCTTTTCCCAAAAGATGTACTACCTTATTTGGTAAGAGCGGTCCTCACGGCTTGTTACGAGTACGATGATGACGACCGGTTTACTTCTTCTATGATTAAGGCATCTTCACTTTTGAAAACTTTAAAAATGTGGGATAATAACCAACAGTCAATGCCTTCTATGAGTAAATATATCAGATAACTGGAGTATATTGTGGCCCTTGAAACGTACAGACAAAATGATTTTACAGGCGGTGAAAATCGTAAGTTGATGCCTGAGTTTGTACAGCCCAACCAAATCGTGGTTGGGCAAAACTGTTTAATCACCCCAGAGGGGGTTATCGAAACCCGTAGAGGAAAAGTTAAACTTAATTTAGTTTCTCTGGGTGTCGGTCCGATTAAGGCAATCAAGAGGTTTGCTAAAGAAGATGGAACAAAGTTTATTGTAGTTCAACACGGGACCACACTCTATTTTGCTGAGTGGGATGGGTATACCCAATTTAACACTTTCACAGCCACCACCAAAACCACCCTCACGGGAGTGTTACGGTTTGTGGTGTGGAAAAATAACCTTATCTGTTATTCTCCTACTGATGCGGCTTTCCGATTTGATGGTACAACCATTACCGCCCTCGCTGGTTCCCCCCCGTTATTTAAACATTTAGTGGTTTACGAAAACCGCCTTTGGGGAACTTCTGCTACCAACCCCAATCAAGTTCGTTTTTGTGAGCTTGAAAACTATGACCTTTGGGATGCATTAAATATTATAAACGTTCGCAGCGGTGATGGTGACGTATTAATGGGACTCATGCCGGTGCCTGGGGGGATGTTGTTGTGTAAATCCCGATCAGTCTTCCCCCTTACTGGTACAAATCGACTTAATATTCGCGTTGGTCAGCCCATCAGCGGGGTCGGTGCTGCTTCTACGGACGGTATTTTGGATGGTGTTTTGGTTGGTTATAATAACTGGTACTTGGCTGGGTTAAACATGTTGGAGCCAATCCAGGAAACCCATACCCCTGTGTTGGACACTATCACCAATCTTAATAAACAAACAATCTTTGCTACGATGCAAAGTAAAGACCAACGTGCTTTTTATTACCTACCAAATGGTGAAGTAATAGTATTAGATGGTAAACAGAATGCTGTTACTACGTGGTCTGGCTTGAGTGCCTCCTGTTTGGCCGTTGCAGAAGCAGTTGGTGATGGTGGTTCACTTTTGATTGGTAGTTCGCTAGAGGGGCAGGTATATACCCTGACTGGTGATGATGACGACGGTGCTGCTATTACTACTTTTATCAAGTTGCCTTACCAAGACTACGGAAAAGGGATTGATAAGGAGTGGCGTTGTTTCTGGCCCAAAGTTGATATATTATCTTCTGGGGAGTTTGAATTATTCTTTAAGTTTGATATTGATTTTAAAGCCCTTCGAGGCCAGACCACTTTTACTGGAAATTCCCCCAATGTTTTGAATTGGGGTTATGACCCATGGGGTGGAGCATCTTGGGGTAGTTCTATCACCTCTATTGAAACTCCTTTTTGGTTCCATTCAGCTAGAGGTGAACACGCCTCGTTTGAAATAAAAATCAACGGACGTATCAGGTTTAAAGGGTACGAAACTCGTTACCGTATGACAGGGAGGAAAACTGATGATCAAGCCCGTTAAGCCTTTTAATTTTGTGAATGACCCCAATGGTACGGCTGATGCGGGGGAAGTAAATGAGGATTTTGATATCCTCTATGCTAAGATAGGGGAGGTTGTTGACCTCTTTAATACTTTAGCCGGTACAAAGGCTGATTTAGACAAACGTCTTGCTGTATCAATGAATGGTGACGGTACAATGAAGGTTGGCCTCACTACTGGTCAGGGGTGGGTAAACCCTGTTCTTCCCGCAACCTATGTTTCTGCTACACAATTTACAGTTATTGGTGATCATACTGATATTTATTTGGTTGATCGCCGCCTGAAAATCACCTTAGCTGGTGGTGTGGTTTATAGTACTATTACTACGGTAGGTTTCAATGCTGGAACGGGACTCACTACTGTTACGGTTGGTGCTGTTCTCACCAATCCGATCACCAGCATTGAGCATTCGGTTGTTATCCCCGGGGCAGGAAGTAATGTGCCTACCGCGATCACGGCGAATATTACTGGCAACGCAGCCACTGCTACCGCCCTACAAACCGCCCGTACTATTGGCGGGGTATCGTTTAATGGTTCAGCCCCCATAGACCTTCCTGGCGTCAATATCACTGGCAACCAAAACACCACCGCCAACGCAGCCACTGCTACCGCCCTACAAACCCCTCGCACTATCGGTGGCGTGTCTTTTGACGGGTCCGCTCCGATTGACCTTCCGGGAGT